CTCGAAAAGCTGGTCAGCCTCTTTCCTGAGCTGACAGCGGACGAGCGCTTTGCATTGCAGTCGTATGCGCTCAACAGCGAAGAGTTCCCATTTGCAGCCATCATACCCAGCACGACGACGGTGCGGGATCAGGACTATATGGTCCAAAACGGTTGGTTTGAAATAGACGATATTTGAGCATGGAACAGATAACGGCAGCGATGATATTCGAGTTCATCGCGTTGCTCGGTGGAGGCATCGCAGCATGGACAAAGATTAACCAAGAGGTGACCGTGCTGAAGTCGCGCATCATCAACCTTGAGAAGCGAGAGAACGATATGGCCAAGAAGCTGGATACGCTGCTGGATGCTGTCAATGAATTGAAGATTCTGCTGGCCAAGAAAGGCATTTGATACAGTCAATGATTTTGCCGTAAATTGCAGCCATGAAGGTTACAATCATGAAGGCGTGCAAGCTGCGCGGGAACAACTTTAAGAAAGGCGACACGCCGAGCGTGACGTCGGACTTTGCAGCGGAACTAAAAGAAAAAGGATTCCTTGACGCGCCTAAGAAGAAGACCGAAAAAGAATCTATAGAATCAGAATAAAATGGCCATTTTTAACGGAACGGAACTCGGCGTCTACATTGATAGCACGCTGATCGCAGCAGCTACCGACTGCTCGCTTTCTCTCAACATGGAGACAATCGACATCACAACCAAGGACAGCGCGGGATACCGTGAGCTGCTCGGCGGTTTGAAGTCAGGTTCAATCAGCTGCAGCGGTTTGATTGACTACGCAGATGCGGACTCAAACAAGGACCTCGCAGATTTGTGGACCGCTTGGGAAGCTCGCACACAATTGACGTTGAAGTTTGCCAAGGCAAACGAGGTGACTGGCGACTTGTCTTTTACATGCGGCGGCTTTATCACAAGCCTCGAGCAATCAGGCGGCACAGAGGACACAGCTACTTACAGCTGCACCTTTGAGTTGACTGGACCTATCACTGATACTGTTGCTTAATGATTGAAATCAACGGCAACGAGTACCCAGTGCGCTACTCGATGAAGGCACTCAAGAAGTTCGAACGCAAGGCCAAGGTCAACGTGTTCAGCTTGTCAGATCCTTCAAAGCTCTCAGCCGACGCTTGCGCTTTTTTATGCTTTGTGGGCGTAGAGTGCGGTTGCAACTTCGAAGGTGTCGACTTTGACATGGAGCTGCAGGAGTTCGAGGAGCACATTACGCTTGCACACGTCACTCAATGCTTTGACGTGCTTGGTGAATACAGCGACCAAAAAAAAGCGTAGACGGTAACGATAAGCCAGTAGGATGGCAAGACGTGATTCGGATGGGGATGGGTGTGCTGCACCTGTCCCCTTCTGCGTTTTGGGAGATGACCTTCGGGGAGTTGAGCTTAGCGCTGGAGGCCAACCGCGAGACGGCAGAGATGCAGGAGCGCTTTGAGTGGGAGCGCACGCGGTGGCTCGCTACAATCTACATGCAGCCCCATCTACGGAAAGGCCGTAAATTGCGACCAAAGGATATGATGCAATTCCCTTGGGAGCGACCAAAGCAAAACGCTAAAAACCTAACCAAGGAAGAGCTAAGAAAAGTAATTGAAGAGCGCGACAAATGGCAAAGCTGAACGATCTCATAGTAACGATAGGCGCACAAACTAAGCAGTTTGACAAAGCGCTGGGCAGCAGCATGTCCAAGATGCGCAACTTCGGACGCAGCACGAAGCGCCTTGGTAAGAGCATGACGATGAACCTGACGGCGCCTATCGCGGCGCTTGGGTTTACAGCCGTCAAAGCATTTGACCAGCAGCAGAAAGCAATCGCACAAGTCGAGGCGGGCCTGAAGTCAACAGGCGCCAGCGTAGGCTTTACTTCGAAGCAGCTGCAGAAGATGGCGAGCGACCTGCAGAGCAAGACGCTATTCGGTGACGAGGAGATACTGAAGGACGCGACGGCACAGCTGCTGACGTTTACCAATATCACGGGCGACCAGTTTGCCAAGAGCCAAGAGGCAGCGCTGAACCTTGCCACACGCTTGGACGGCGACCTAAAGAGCGCCAGCATTATGTTGGGTAAGGCGCTCAACGATCCAGTCGCAAACCTTAGCGCGATGAGCCGCGCGGGTATCCAGTTCAGCGAGGACCAAAAGGAGGTCATCAAGTCGCTGGCAGAGAGCGGCGATATGGCGCAGGCGCAGAGCATCATACTGGAGGAGCTGGAGAAGCAGTACGGCGGCAGTGCTGAAGCTGCAGCCAAGGCAGGCACGGGCGGACTCAAGCAACTCGCTAACGCATTCGGTGACTTGCAGGAGGAGTTTGGTAAAATTATAATGGAGTTTTTGCCTCCAGTTATTGACGGCCTCAAGAACATGTTAGCAGCATTTCAGAACCTAAGCCCACAGGCAAAGCGGTTCATGGTCATTGGCTCAGGTATTGCTGCTGCATTGGGACCGCTGCTTGTGATACTGCCGTCATTGATACAAGGGTTCATGGCATTGCTCTCACCTGTCGGCCTGATTGTTGGCGCCATCGTAGCGTTGGGCGTAGCGATTGTAACCTTTGCTGACGAGATTGCAGGACCATTGACAAAGGTGATCAACTTCTTCATCACCCTTTTCAATGAGTCAAGCCTTGTGCGCGGCATCATTGGAGCCATCAAAGGCACCGTGCTTACGGTGTTTGACTTCTTTGCGTTTGCTGTCAACAACGTAATCGAGAGCTTCAAAGACCTTGGCGCAATTATCAAGGCCGTATTTACGGGTGACTTTGCTGCAATTCCTGAGCTGGTCCGTACAGCTTTCAGCGATGCAGCAGAACGTACTGCAGAGTTTGGTAAAAAGGCGGCAGAGAACATACGCACGAGCATTGAGGATGAACTACAACGCGAACCCATTGAGCTGTTGAGCGAAGAGGGCGTGGCGCAATCACTCAAGACCCTTGGAGGTTTGACCAACTTGCTACCAACTGCAGGAGGTGGTGGAGGTGCTGGAGGTGGCGCAGGTGAATCAGCAGTGACTGTGCCTGCTGCGCTCAACATCGTCGACATCGACATGCCTGAAGACATCGTGGAAGATGAAGACATTGACGCGGTGATTGCGGCGAGCACAGCAGTACAGAACCGCATGAACGCCATGGCGCAGGCCGTTGCAGGTTTTGTAGATAGCGCCTTCCAACAAATTGCAAGCGGCACGGCTACCTTTGAGCAGGTCATGCTTGACATGATCAAGCGATTGGCTATGCAGCTCGCGTCGCTGGTTGCACAGTTCATGATTCTGTCTGTATTGTTTCCGAATGTTGGTATGGTAAAAGGCGGCCTTGGCAAGTTTATTACTGGCGGCTTTGGTTTACCTATGATGGCAAACGGCGGACTGTTTACAGGCGCATCACTTGCAATGGTAGGCGAGGGTTCAGGCACCAGCAGCATCAACCCCGAAGTGGTGGCACCGCTCGACCGCCTGCAAGACATGATGGGCGCGACGCAGGTACAAGTCACTGGTAAGATTTCAGGACGCGACATCTTGCTGACCAGCGAGCGCAACGCAATTGACCGTAACCGTGTAAGAGGATTTTAATGGCTGACCCGATCCGACTATTTGCAGAGTTCACTGACGACCAAGGCACCGACTGGCGCTTAAATATTCACGACTCTGATTTTACTGGAGTTGCACGCGAGTTTAACCTCGGCGCTGACGGGTTTGTGCTGCGCTACAGCGGCAACAACGAAGACCGATACCAGCCTATTATCGGCAGCGAGGTTACGTTCACCTTGACGGAAACCGAGGTAGCGCACGAAACATTTATGGACTTGTTGGCTACGTCAGCAGAGCAGCGGTTTAGCGTCAGTATTCGCAAAGACCCTGACGGCACTGATGACTTTTGGTGGGGCGGCGTGCTGTATCCTGAGCAAGTAGTACGGCCATATGACTCGCGACCAATTCAGAACACGCTCACCGCAGCTGACGACCTCGGGAACTTGCAAAGCATCCTGTACGATAATGACGGGAGCGCATATACAGGAGCCGTTTCAACACTTGATCACCTTCTGAACTGTTTGAACAAGACGCGAGCGACTCACCTGTGGGGCACGGACGACTTTCTGTATTATGTCAACGACTTCAAAAGCGACGACTATGCAGGCAGCAATCAGCTGGAGGATACACGCATCAGCCATTACGGTTTGTACAACCCTGACAGCAACGGACAGAACCAATTTTACAGCACGTTTCAAGTATTAGAAAACTTGGCCAAGGTTTGGAACGCTCGACTGTTTCAAGCTCAAGGTAAGTGGTGGTTTTTACCTGTAGGCGCACAGAAGTACAGCAGCACCTTGACAGTGGAAGGCACGCAGAAAGATGGCACCGCCATCACGCAACAAAGCCTTAACGCTGAGAAAGCATTTGATAGTACGTTTGAACGGTTGAGAGGGTATGAATACACGTTCTTGCCACCGCTAAAGACAGTCAGCAGAGTGCGCCGATACAATGGCAACTATCCGATCGTGTTTGACAGCGTTTATACCGAGAGCGAATTTGGAACTACTAAGAGCGACACAGATATTGACTACGACACAGGCACCGTGTTTGCCGTCAGTGGCACGCTGGTTTACAACTATGATGGCGACGGCACCAGCACAGGCAACGACCGTGTAGGGCGCATCCGCTTGCAGTTCACCATCAAGGCAGGCACCAAGTACCTGCAGCGGAATGTAACTTATGACGGCTCACAGCTCGTGTTCTTTGGCTTTGGCGATCCTGATGAATGGCCGTATGAATACACCAGCCACGTCTACGGTGACGTCAGCTGGCAAAGCTCCTCGGCTACTTACAGCATTGTCAGCGAGATATTTGACAAGCGCGACGGCGGCGAGCTTGAACTGCCGTTCTACATCCTGACGCCTGCCTTGGCCTCAGACGAAAACGGCCTCGACATCACCATACAAATCTTTGGCATTGACGATGACGGTGCAAATAATACGGCGCTGGTGGCTACGTCTGATGCTGACTATGACATCAGCGTGCTGCGTGCAGACATCGTAGAAGGTACAGCGTTAGGTGACACCGTAGAGTTTACAGCTACTAACAGCGACAATGCGCGTGGCGCCATTGACCAAGGTGAGTTTTTGTTTGGTGACGAAGAAGCACAAAACGCTGACGGCATTATTCGCGTGCTCAGTGGCGTCAACTACATCAGCACGGACGCATGGGACAGCTTGAACGACACGACGGCTGCGCTGGGCATCAACCGCCTCGGTGTAAAAGAGATACTTGCAGGCCAACGCAAGGCGACCAAGGTACAGCGCGGCGAGATATTCGGCAGTCAAATTTACATGTGGCAAGTACTCGACGACAGCAGCGAATACTACGCACTGTTTGAGATGACGTACACAGCGCGGCCTGTATACACGCAACTAGAGGCGTTTTTTTTGACGCAAGACGCCAGCACCGTGACGACGGCTATAGGCGATGCAGTTAATACCAATGACCCGATCATACTTGAACCCATTGTTGGCATTGCAGGAACGGGCGACACCTTTAACCGATACGCAGGCAATGGCTTTGCACAGCTTGGCAGCAGGAATCAGACAAGCGTGCGCAGCATACAGAGCCGTGACACGTTGGTAAGCTCAGTCAATGACACCGACCTGCACATCGTCAACAGTTGGACCGGTGCGAATGGGCAGGGATTTATTGAATTACCACTAATTGCAGAGAGCCATGGCCGCGTCATCCAGTTTCACAGCGACGCAAGTATTAGCGCAGTTAAGTATGTAACACTCCGACCCAATACTGGCGATACAGGTGTGACCATTAACGGCGCCACTACTTATGACTTTGACCGATCTTATGACGGCATCACCGTCCTCGGCCACACCGACAACAACTGGTATATCATCCAAAAGAAGGAAAAATGATTTATATTATCTTAGCAACCGTGGTGGCGAACATCATATACAAGGCCAAGCAATATGGCCGAGGTGATATAGCCGACGTTATCATACTTATTGCAGCCATCTCTATAGCCCTATTATGAGATACTTCAACTATCATGAGTTCGACAGCCCCGACGCAATCGGCAGCGGCGAACAAATGATGGACGAGGTATTTTTGGAGATGCTGGACAAGGCGCGACACCTTGCTGGTATTCCGTTTCACATCAATTCAGGCTACCGCTCACCCGATCACAACCGCAAGGTAGGCGGTAAGAAAGACAGCGCACACCTCAAAGGCTTGGCGGCAGACATACATTGCGTAGATTCACGCAGCCGCGCCTACATCTTAGGCGGCCTCATCGATGCAGGCTTTAACCGCATCGGCATCGCTAGCACATTCATACACGTTGACGACGACCCGAGCAAAGACGCTGACGTGGTTTGGTTATACACATGAAGATTGAACAAATCAGCCGCACCGTCCACGCCGTCAAGCTGGACAAGCAACCGCAGCGTATGCTGTTTATTTCTGACGTCCACTATGACAGCGTAAAATGCGACCGCGTTATGCTGCGCAGGCACCTAGACGAAGCCAAGCGAACCAACACGCCCGTGTTCATATTTGGCGACTGGTTTGACCTGATGGGTGGCAAGTACGATCCGCGGTCCAGTTACAGCGACATCCGACCTGAGTACAAAAGCATCACGTACCTCGACGACGTTATTGAAGACAGCGCCGAGTTTCTCATCAAGTACAAGGACGTCATCAAGTTTTTTTGCCGTGGCAACCACGAGACCAACATCGAGAAGCGTATGCACACCAGCCCGCTCGACCGCGTGGCATACATCGTAAACAAGAACGGCGGCAACATTACGGTGGCAGGCTACAGCGGCTGGCTATGGATGCAGATATTTCAAAAAGGCAAGCGCCGCAGCTCGACGTTTGTGCACTACCATCACGGCATGGGTGGCAACGCTCCACGATCCAAAGGTGTGCTGCGTGTTGACATTGACCAAATGCAGTTCAAGGACGCGAGCTTGATTGTGCGTGGGCACACACATCAGAAATGGCACCTGCCTGTGACGTCAGACCGCATCAGCCGCTTTGGTAAGCTGTACCAAGACAGCGTTCACCATCTTCAGCTCGGCAGCTACAAGATGCTCGGCGACCGCTTTGCAGGTTGGTCTGTCGAGAAAGGCTTCAACACGCCACGCCTTGGCGGTTGGTTTGTTACCTTGCACAACTCAAATAGCGACCTACCATATTGGAAGGTCGAAGAAGCACAATAACATGAAAGACATTCTATCACTTTACTGGGCCGAGATTGCACTGGCCATTTTAACTGCTGCAGGTACTATTACTGCACTGACAGCAACTGAGAAGGATGACAAGGTTATCGACATTCTCAAGCGCATCATCAATGCCGTTGTATTCGGCGATAGCAAAAGAGGACGGAAATAACCTATATTTGCTAAGTCCAAAGTGGACAAGTAAACCTTTTTGTTTCATCAGGTATTTGGTTTTGGGCGGCATCCTTGCAGGGGGGTGCCGCTTTTTTTTGTCCTTTTTGTTGTACAGGTGTGTAAATAGTTGTACACTTGCACAAGAAACGAAACAGATGGAAGACCAAATCCTGCTCAAACTTGACGACGGCCTTGAGATGGTCGTGACCTTTGAGGTCGAAGCTGGCGAGGAAGCCACGCACATCTCACCGAGCCATCCAGCCACCGTGCGCATCATTCGCGTGGTGCTGTGGCAGAAGAATCACACCAGCTTTGAACGGATCGACATCACCTGTGCTGACGATAACCTGCTGGACTATAACCACGAACGTATTGAACAAGAGATATGGGAACATTTACAAAACCAATAATGATGAGCAAACCTATTTGTGTGCGCAGCAGTGTGCACGTTAAACCTACGCGCGACTTCAACCACCAGCAGCAGGAGCTTGCTGAACAGAAGCGCTTCGAACGATTGATGGAACAATTCAAAGCCGACCTCATTGCGGCATACACCAAGAACCGATGAACGTAAACGACATTTATGTGAGCGCCTGCCGTGGCGCCTTTGATCGGAACACCACAGAGGTGCGATTGATTGACTGGCTCGAGAACGTCCGACCTGAACAGCCACGGAACGACTGGGAGAAGAAGCAGCTGCCTGCTATCATGCCGCATG